CTTCGACTCCATTGATATGCTAAGAAACCGAAACAAGAGAATATACGCGCAGCTCTCGGATGATCAAATACGTTTGCAACCGTCTGTGGAAACACAGGCGTATTACAATACGATTGGCCATCCCGAGCTCGGTCAGCCCGTTGACATTCCTAACTTCACCGGTTCTCCGGTGATGCATGAAGAATGGCTTCGAGATGACGATGCCAGTAAGTTTTCAAAGTGGAACGATTGCGAGCATTATAAAGCTCGTTTCGACCCTTTGGATATTTCTGGAACTCGGTATTCCTGGTTCAGTCCTACTAGTGAGACACCGTCTCGCTATTGGGAGGGCGTTGGTAGGGCAAAATACCTTATCAACACGGTTTTCGGATATCTCGAGCCCTCTTTTGGGGCTGTAGATTGGTTCGTGCCAAGAGGAGATGGAGGTTTCATACCTCCTCCTCCTGGACTTGAATACCTCATGCAACGTAGCATTAGTGCTATGACGCCGAAGATCAAGTCGGATCTGATGTTACTTAACTCTTTTATTGAGTTGAAAGACTTCAAGACCTTGCCACGATCACTCAAGAAGGTGACTAGATTAGCTCATGATATACCACAAATGTTATCTAACTTTGTCGGTTCTATCACGTTCTTTTCTAGTAAGATCCGCAATACCTTTTCTAAAGGGTATTACGGGTACACTCTTCGTGAGATCCTTAAAAGTTCGGCTGATGGCTATCTGCAAACGCAGTTTAACATCAACCCACTTTTACGCGACATCAGCAGTATTTATACTGCCTTGTCACGCCTCGAGAAGCAGATTCGTCAGCTTCTCTTGCGCGAGGGCCGTCCCCAACGTAGGCATTTTACCTATCGTTGGACGCAGAAGGCTTCGGACCCCTTGGTGGAGACAGTTTGGAATGATGGGTATGAAAATGGTTTTATTCATACTCCTGGAGGAGAAATCCTCTATTCCGGAACTGCCGACACTTTGGAGACTGTAAGTTTCACTCCTGCGCACACGGCTACATTCCATGCTGAGATGGAGTACAGCTATCGCTTTACTCCTCTCCAGAGGGAGCTTGCTCCCATTGTTGGTCTTCTGGATATGCTCGGGGTTAACTTTAACCCTGCTATTATCTGGAATGCCATACCCTGGACGTTTGTGGTCGATTGGGTCATTAACGTTAGTCAATGGCTCGACGATCGCAAACAACTCTTCATGGAACCTAACGTAAACATATCACGCTATCTGTGGTCGTGGAGTTCCAGCAGAGAAACACGGAGGACTATTTATAGTCTTCCTTCTCCCCGCTGGGCTCCATTTACACAGAAGCTTCCTTCAGTCTACGAATCGATTTATCGTCGAGAAAGTAGACTGCCGGATAAGAGCCTATTAGTTATAGGCGGATTATCTCCTAAAGAGATAAGTCTAGGCGTGGCCCTCGCAATTACGCGAAGGAGACGCCCCCATAACCGAGGACGTTATGTCCTCAAATAGTGACGATCAATGAACGATCAAGACAAGGTACGTGTAGCTCGCGTTTCGCGCGCTTTCTTCTGCAAATACTTCCGTCTTATTAAGACAGAAGACGAATTCAATCTTCCTATTGGCGAAAGCCAAACAGAGTTTGAATTAGCCATAATAAATGGTGCTCTCAGTAATGAGAACTTCAAATATTACGCCCAGTTGTCTCTTGGTGAGACTTCTTGTGGAGAAGAAGCCGTTAACGTTACGCTGCATATACCCCTTTCTTGGATCGAGGATTGGCGTCACTAGATAGTAAGCATGTTATCCAACACACTTGTTACAAACGAGATCAAGAACGCTGCAGGCACTGAAGAGGAATTTGAACGCCTCTCTATTGCCGAGCGGTCATCGCAATTCGCCCGTGTGGGCGAAGTCCCGAGCTATCCGCACCGTTTGGATGTCTCCCACCAAGAAATTGGCACCGGCGTAAACAAACGCCGGCGGTCCTTACTCCGTTTTACAAAAACGGTTGCAGGACAGGTTGACACCACACAGCCTATGAAGTGCACCTACTCTTTGGTCGCTGATATTCCCGTTGGGAATATGTCGACCTCGAGTTTGGCAAACGACGTGGCTGCTAACTTGATGTCGTTCCTAGCGTCACTTGGCGCTAGCACGACTATCTTGTATGACGGTACGGGAAATGGAGCTAAGACTCTCGCTTCTGGAACGCTTTAGGTCTTAAATGACCTCATAACAAAACTGTTATGGCACTCTATTACGAAGTCTCATGCTCGTTACGGGTTATGAAACCCGTCCCGGGTTCGAAGTCTCCTGGAATATACGCCGTCGATGGGGATGACGTGAACAAATTTGATTTTGCTCATGCCAAACTTTTCTTCGAGTATGAACCTGGTACTTCGGCGCCGACCTACTTCTTAGTGGATACTACTTCGTATTATCCATAAAGAATAGTCTCGTTCGGAATCACGAAGTGTTGCATGCTCTAGGAGTCATACCCTATGGTTGACAATAAGAGCCTAGATGTCTATATCAAGATCATCGCTGCAATGCTCCGTGACGCAAATGCGTCTCATGGAGTCGTGTTCAACACACGTGCCTTGCGTCTAACTACCGAAAAGGTAGCTAAGCGTTTAGGCAGGGAAGGTCTCGGTTTTCTTACGAAAACCCTACCCCGTCTTAGCAAGTGCTTTGATCAAGCGCTCGCTGGTGAAGACTGTTTCTCCTGTGATCTGATCCGGATGAAACCGTTTCAGAACACAAAACTGCCGAGATTTCTCGGTGAGTTTTGGGTTACAATCTTCACGCCAGACGGTGAAGTCCTTCCTGATCCCGACGCTAATAGCGTTAGAATCGTGCGACAACTTTTAGCCTGTTTTTACAAGCTTAAGATGCCGCACACAGATAAACAAGAACATGAAGTCATCCAAGCGTTTAAAAGCGCCGAAGACGACCTCAAGGAAATCACCCCGTTCCTTGAAGAAATTCAAGGTCTTGGTAGTGATGTTGATAATATATATACTAGGAAGAGGAAGAGACGATCTCCGGAACTCGAATTTTATCGAGACTCTGAAGGGAATCTTATCCGACCTATTGTAGATATTATCCATGGCGCCAAACGAGCTCTGCGAAGAGTTCTTTTGACGTTTGATGTAAGAGACATTACTCCTCGTCACGGACCGGGTGTCGTTGCCACAGGGCAAAAACACTCGGGTAAGTTTCGTTGGGTAAACGTCTCTAAACGTATCACTGATTTATATCCTTTTGATGAGTATTTCTGCTCGTCTCTAGGACATGTCTGTGATATCTATCGCGATTTTAATCGCGTAGGTACAAAGGATCTATCAGCAAAAGTAATACTTGTGCCGAAAGATTCTCGTGGTCCTCGCCTAATCTCTTGCGAACCCGTTGATTTTCAATGGATCCAGCAAGGCATAAGCAAGGCATTAGTCCGTCACGTAGAATCACATTACCTTACCAAAGGTTTTGTGAATTTTACAGATCAGAATGTCAACAGGAATCTAGCCCTTAAAGGCTCAATAACTGGAGACTACGTTACCCTGGACCTCAAAGAGGCTTCAGATCGCGTTCATACTGATCTTGTTCGCCTGCTCTTTCCAGATTCGGTTTTTCCGTTTCTGGAAGCTAGCAGAAGTCTATCGACGGTGTTGCCAACCGGTGAAGAGGTTGAACTCCGAAAGTATGCACCGATGGGGTCAGCTTTATGCTTTCCCATATTGGCACTTACGATATGGAGTCTCTTAACTGGGGCCGCACCTAACGCATATATTCGCAAGAATATATTTGTATACGGTGATGATGTCATCGTTCCAAAGGAGTTTTCCTCTTGCGCGATGGCGACTCTCGAACTATTTGGTTTAAAAATAAACCGTAGTAAGAGTTGTTGCTCAGGATTCTTCAGAGAGTCCTGTGGCATGGACGCCTTTAAAGGCGTCGATGTTACACCAGTTCGTTTCAGAACTGTGTGGGATAAATCACCTCGTCCTGACGCCTATAGTAGTTACATCGCTTATGCGAATGCATTCTACGATAGGGGATGGGTTCACACCTACAAAGAAATTTGTAGTCAGTTACACTCCATTTATGGAGATATACCAGCCGACGATATGTCTTTGACATGTCCGTCGTTGCGAACTCAAACAGTACCATTGCCTTACTTCCCTTCACGTTGGAATAAGCGTCTTCAAAAACGCGAATTTCTTGTGAGAGATCTTAAGTCAATTAGCCATGAAGAGTATAACGTTTGTGGTTGGCAGAAACTTTTAAGATTCTTCACAGAATCTGAAGCTTCCCAATCAACCGACGTTAAGCCGATCATGAGCATACTAGATGCCGTCTCTAGCATTTCTGCTAGAACAGGCATCATAGTCAGTCAGTATACGAAACGTCGAGCCAGCAAGCTGGTTCGTCGTTGGCGATGATTCATGGAGGCCAGGAGAGCCGTAAGGTTCTCCTGTCC